TAATGTTTAAATGAATGTCAATCGAAGATTTTTAAAAGAAATTCGTCAATTATATGTACAACAATCTCAACGTGAATTATTAGATAATGATTATTTAATTCATTATAATGAAGCGGACATACATCGTTTACATGCTATAATACGAGCGCCATCTGATAGTGTATATAGACACAAATTTGTAAGATTAGATCTTAAAATCCCTGATAATTACCCGCATTCTCCACCAGAAGTAACCTTTGTGAATTATGACGGAGTTAGAATACATCCTAATATGTATGAAAATGGAAAATGTTGTGCTACAATCTTGAATACATGGGGAGATAGTAAATTTGAAAAATGGACATCTAGTATGGGTATTGAAACAATTTTAATAACATTTCATTCATTTTTAGATAACAATCCTTACATGTATGAACCAGGAGGAAGAGACGATCCAAGTTATACTGTTTATGTATTATATCAAAGTTGGATTTCTTGTTTAATAAGATATTTGCAAAATGAGCGTATTGAATTGTTTAATAACTTTATACATAATTATATGTTAACAAATATTGATGGTATTTTCAGTGATTTGACTTTAATGGAAGAATTGTATCCTACTGGATATTACGAAACAAGATGTTTTGAAATAGAAAGATATCCGATTGACTATTCTAGATTAACAACAACATTACAAAATTATTATAATTACATAGACTTTTTTGAAAATCACACCGGTGAAGATATTAGCTTTGATGATTTTGTAAATCGTGAATATAATTGTTGTATTTGCTATGATTGTGATGAAACACAGCCTCATACATTCAGTTTACAAAATTGTAAACACGTTTTTCATAAACCTTGTATTAAACAACATATTGAAACAAATACTAATGTGTGTCCAATGTGTAGAACAGAATTGTCCGATGAGGATTATTTATCGTTAACCTTTGTTGAACAACAAGACCAAGACCACCAAGAAGACAACCAAGAAGACGAATGGATGATTAATCCGTTAACTAGAAGAAGAATTAAAATTGGTGGAAAAACTTGGTTATATCTAAAGAATTCGGGGACAATTTAAAGCATAATGTTATTGGTGTTATTAGCGTTGTTGGTGTTATTAGTGTTGTTATCATTGTTATTAGTGTTATAAGAATTACTGATTTCTTCAATAAATATTTTATCAAAGTTTGGTATATTTTTGTAAGAAATTATTTCTTCAAATATTTTTCTAAAATCTTGATGATAAAAAATTGCATTTTTAAAATATACATTAATCAAGTGACGTAAACGTAATTCTATAAAGGTTTTATTTTCTATATAATTGGATATATCATATGTATTATGTGCTTTAAAAAATCTAGTTGGTATAATTGCTAAGGATTCTATGTATGATAGGAACTGGCGTATAGTTGTATCAATCGTTATAGCATCTTGTGATGTTATTATTTTATTAATAGTTTGAAATACAGTTTCTTGGGTGGGTAAAAAGTATATATTTAATAGTCTAACCATTATAAAATATAAACTCCAAGCAAGACAATGGCCAGATTCTGGACTTATTAAAGATTGTATAGTTTGTGCACCTATAGGACATGTTGTTGATATATTTATAAATGTATATCCTGTTAATTCAAATGTTTTAGTTAGAAAATTTTGTATTATTGACTCGATATGTAATATATTTGAATAAGCGTGACTTAGTATAATACCATGTGGTTCAAAAAATTCAACAGTTTTTTGTAATTTATCAATAATAATCAAGTTAGAATGTGCTGTATATAAATTAGAATCGTTTTTTTGTAATGTTATGGCATAATCTGATTCTATATTTAAAAAGTCAATACGTACTGGAAGTATTACAATTGGTAAAGTGTTTGAAGTTAAACAATTCATTATTTGTGCAACTGTATCTATTGATATTGATATTTGAAATGTGGTCAAATTAATTCTTAAAAAATAATCTTCTATTTTATTAAAAAACATATGACATACACGGTCAGAAGATGTAGAAAATAAATTAAAATTGAACAATATGTTATCTAAACATTCGGAGAAACTTGTATCATCTAATGCAATTATATTTGACATTGGTAAATTTGATAAATCTGGTAATATAATTGTATTCATATCATCAGGTGAAATAGATGAATATGGATCATATGGGTTAACATATTTTGTATCTATATGTCTAGTATACAAATATTGATCAAATTCACTTGTTAACATTTCATTTAACTGATTATCTTCTATATATGACATTAATATAACCGAATAAAAAAGATTTGGTAAAAATTAATTTGGTAAAAATTGAAATATTTTAAATCTTTATCTAAAATAAGATGATCAAGTTTATTAAGCGTACTAATTTAAAAGAATTGGAAAATATTGTTTCCAAAATTGATGATAAAATTGATGATAAAACGTATGCAAAAATTAAAAAATATATAAGCAAAATTGAAAAAAGAGATATTGAAGAATATAAATATGGTAGTAGTTGGATTGATAAATGGTTTATGCGTCTTGATATTTCAAAAATCAATAGTCTTTTAAAACCATTTTCTATTGTTGTAGTTTGAAGATTAATAAATAATATTCTATTAATCGTCACGTATTAAATTCGTTTTATAGTTAAAACCTTGTTGATTCAATTCTTTTACAGTATCGTTGTATACTTTGCAAGCTTCTAATTCAGTTGTGAATGTTCCTATGTGTATCTTTTTCTTATTCATCATATAACTACAAGCCCATTTTTTATTCCTTGTCAATGATACTCCGTGATAATTGCTTGTTTTCTTTTTAGATACAATGTCTTTGCGTAAATCTTTTGGTATAGTTGTATAGTCAGGTATATCGTTTAAAATGTAATTAGTGTTAAAAGTGTTATTAAAATAAAGTGCTTGTTGATTGTATAACTTGGCACATTCCGTTTCATCTTCGCTTAAACCTAAATTATATGTTTTCCCAGATAGTTTAATACTAGTTACATAATATCTACGTTTGGAATCATAACTAACACCTTTATATTTAGATGTGTTTTGTGATTGGTTATTTAATTTGTTTAATTCTGGAACATTTCTAGGAATAGTTTTATAACCACGTATATTGTTTAATATTAAATTTGCATTTTCAGTCTTGTTAAGATACGCAGCGTAATCATTGTATATTTTAGCAGCATCTATTTGATTCGCAAAATAACCAAGAAATACCCTTTTACAATTATATTGAAATTCTGATTTCCATTTTAACTTTTCTTGTACCCAAACAACTCCTTTATAAAATGGTAATTCATTGTTTTTAACTGTAAAATCATTTATTAATTCTATATTATCTTGTGTTTTATAATGTTCTTGTTTTTCTAAAGCCGTGTCTAATTCATTTTTAAGATCCAATTCTTTGTTTTTCATTTTAAAATCCGAGTAATCTTTAAAATCATTTTCATTTATAAAATCAACACATAATCGTATAGTTTTAATTGCATATGATAATTCTAAATCATTTTTGAAATAAAACCATTCGTTACTTTGTTGATTATAATTTTTAATTCCGAATGGGTGTAGAATATTATGAATAAGTTTTTCTGATCCATCTTTATCACTTGAAAAGAATTTAGAAACTAATTCTAAGGATTTTGTGCTTGAACTTGTGTTTAGAGCACTAAGTCTACTGTCAACTCTATCTGCAAAGCCGATTTTATAATGTCCAATAGTGCTATTGTCTTTTATAATGTAATTGTATCCAGACTTTTTACCAAACCCAAATGTTTGTGGTTTATTTTCTAAATCTTCTAGTAATTTATCTTTGATTTGAAGTTGGTGATCCTTTTCTTCTAACAATTTAGCAGCAGTTTCTTTCTCCTTTTCTAAAAGTAATTTTTGCTGTTCTATTTCTTGTTTTATTATTTTGTTATAAATATTTTCTAATTTCACATAATATTTACGTATTTGTTTACCTTTATCAGTTTTAACCATCATACATAAATTCTTAAATGTATCTACGTTTAACATAACAGTTTCTTTATTGAACCCACCTTCATTTTTGCGCTTCTCCGTATGGAGAAGCGCGACTTTATAGTCTTCTCCCTCTATAAAATTATTCTCCAAAGTTCTTTTTGCATTTTTCTTATGAACAAATCCAATCATTTTATATACATCCTCTAAATTAATCGGATAATCATTAGTTACGTGATAGTTCATATAAACATATAAATTAGCAACATACCATCGTTGTTCTTCTTCTGTAAATTCGATGTTCATAAGTTCAACCAACTTAGATTGAATATCTAAAGAAATAGTTGTATTGCTATTTTTAACAACATCATTAAAATTAATTGGTTTATTTGTAATCAATTGGTCCATATTTTTATATTTTAGTATAATTATTTATTTTTAAATACGTTTTAGAACATAACTTTTTAAATGTATTTATATTCATCATTATAGTTTCAGTTGCAAATTTACCGTCATCCGTTCTGATGACGGCTTTACCACCCAAATTTTTAATATAGGGTTTTTTTCCATACGGAAAAAAACTGTTTTGTAATCTTTACCATGTTATATTTATGATTTTTAATTTTTTTATATTAATCGTCGTCTGATTTGTAACCAACTATTTCACCTTGTCTTGAAACGATAACTTTGAGTTTGCGCGTTTTTGCAAATTTACGTTTCAATTTGTCCATTTCTTCCTTATCTTTATCTCCTTCCTCCTCGTAATTCTGGTTATAATTAGCAGAATGATATTTCCAAAATTTAGAATGACCTGCTTGAAAATTACTATGGGGTTCTGCTTTATACCAGAATACCTGTTCTCTTAGATCAGTACTGTTTCCTGACGTTTTTATGACCAGACATTCGTGGTTTTGTGTACAAGCATCTAGAATATTGCAGAAATGATCAAAAGACGGTATCATCCCAGCGTAGTCGTCATATATTTTCTTTCTATTTTTAACACTAGGTTCGTTGAATATAAATACATAATCGATATTACTTCTAAGTTCTGGTGTAATACCTAAAGGATATTGCATAGTTAATATAAATAAGAAGTTGTAATGTCTACCATTGAAGAAAATGCTTTTAATTGTTTTTTCTTTTTTCCAGTTTTGTGCATCGTGTAACATATCGTCTAACACTATAAACAAATTATTACTTGCGTGTTTTCCTGTATCAGATAAACCCTTTGCTTTTGATTCACGAATTCTTTTCTTTTGACGTGTCATAATACTATCTACTAATTCTGGATCATATTCAGAATGGATAAAACAATCAGGTATAAAATCACCAAAAAATGGAGAAGCTTCTTCTGTTCCAGAAAATACAATTCCTGACGGTATATCCTTATGATGAAAGAAGATATCTCTGACAAGCCAACTATTATGTGTGACAATAAAATTTCCTAATACATAACGATTATTTCCATCTAATTCGATACCAAAATATTTATCTTGTGGTAACTCAGTTACCTTTATTTGACTAACTAATGCATTAACTCGTTCTTTTCTTGGTTGTGCCTGTTTTCTCTTAATTAAAGTAGGTATTTCATGTATACCTTCGCCGTTAATATTTATTCTAAATGCTTTCCCAAATTTTTTAACGCCTTTATGTGTCCACGATGTTTGTTTAACGTGTTTATAAGTAGTAAATCCTAAACTTCTACATAAATAAATAATATCGTCAAGTAATTTCTCATGTTTTTCACATTGTGTTATTTCAAAATCATTTCTATTACCTAAATGACCATCTGCATCTATAAATCCAGCTAATAAACGTAATCTAGCCTCTCTAGTGTTACATTTATAGATATGAGGAATATGTTTATTATTCAACATATCTAAATCACGCAATGTTTTCAAAAACATATTGTCTTTTTGTCTATAACCACTTGAAATTTTGTAACAATATATTCTTTTATATTCTAAATACAAGTTGTATTGGCTTAAATTGTTTGCAAAATAATGTAATACTGTAGAATCTTGTGTAGTTATATCACTATTTGCACTACTCCCATCTCCTAACCAATAACCAATCATATAAGGATCGATTGGTAAAGATGTTGTTTGTTCTGGAAAAGTTAATGCTGAGACTTGATATCCCAATAAATTTTCTTGGTATTTTTTAGATAATCCCAAGTATTCTTTTATAGGAATATCTACATACAAATTGTCTACTATATTATCATAATAACATTTTGCTTCCGCAAAAACTGACTCTTTATCTCTATTTCGATAAGAAAAATCTTTATGTATTAATTTAGTTTTATTTTTATCAAAATATCTTACTTGAAAAGACATTTTGTCAAGTCTCTCAAGTATAATTTTTTTACCAGACCATTTTAAACTTAAAATATGATGACTATTTACTGTATAACTTTCCCCCCGTTTATTTTCTACTTTATACATTGTATCAGTCCCAGAATGTGTTTCTAAAACATTTCTAGGTGTACTGTCATCACCCATAACTTGTTGTCCAACTTTAATATCCTCTACATTTTTAATTGTACCATCATACATTAACACTTTTGTACCATAAGATAACGATTTTCCACTCCGCCTCTTACCTAAGCATAATATGGTAGCATCTGGAAGAATACTTTTAATTTTAAATTTTCTTAAAGATAACTTTTCAAACTCGTTTATTAACATCAATGATATATACGTCTAATTTTTTTACACCTTTTAAACGTGTTAAAAACGAAAATATAATATAACGTATATAATTAAGGATGACTGAATATGAAATCATAACATCTATTTATACTACACCACTAAAATACACCCCTGAAATACACTGTGATCAAGAAATAATCAAACGCGTAAGATTTAATGAATGTGTACAATGTTATATATACGAATATAAGCCCTTAACCATATACAAAACAAGTATAAAATACTGTATAAAAAAAATATCAAAGATAATAGGTGGGTTAAGGATAATCACATAACACTTAATTTCAACAAATCTCTTATTTATTATTTTATACATTTCCCACTTTTATCGGTTTTCTGCTTTTTGGGTATACCGTGTATTGCATTTATTGCCATCAAATATGTATCTCCCATATCATCTTTTTTTTTATGATTTAAAAAATGTTCCAGCCAAGACCCATTGTTTAATGGGGATTGTTCTAAAAACCATTTGGTATATTGTACACTTAACCATTTACGTTTTGAATAAGCTCCCTTTAAATTACATATAATAATTGGACCAGTGTATGCTTTTAATTTTTGAGCAGCTCTTACAAAACGTATTTTTGTAGTTGTATTGTAATAAAGTTCTACAAGTTTTCCGTATATTATATGAGAAATAAACTTCATTTTCTGATTTATTTTGGGTTGCAGTTCTATAACAATAGATTTAATGTTTGTAAAAATATCAAAGTTTTCATCATATATCTTTTGAAGACGTGTTAAAACAATTTTAGCAATATCCTGTAGTAAATAATCATTAACAAGACGTTTTTTATATACGTTTTGTGGTTTAATTGTAATGTTTTTAGGAAAATGTGTTTTACAAGTGTATGTGATCTCAGTTTCAGATTTAAATTTATATCCACAACGTTTCCCACAAGGTTTACCATCACGTTTTAAGCTTTGGCAAAAATAATCCTCTGTATCTAATGTATCGTATACATCCCATAATTTTATAATATAAGAAGATAAATCTTTATGGTCCGTATAATCCATACAGCATAATGACAGATTTTTAATACCAATATCAATAGATAATATCATTGTAATATAAAATGATATTAAATACAATTTATGATCGCATTCTTTATTACTTGTACAATTCATATTTCTCAGTAAAATGATAACAGAATTTCAACCAATCTTCATAATGTAAGTTAAATTTTAAAGTTGTTTTTGAAAAATCAAATACTATACCATACGATATATCTAGTTCTTTTTTATAAAAAGTATTAAATATTTCTTTAGTATAAATATATTTGTTGTTAATTTTTGACTTTAATGGTAGAAAACAAGTTTGTTTAACAATAAAGTTTTCAAAAAAATGTATTAAATTATGAAATTCCATATTACATAGGAAAGGTGGTGAGAATCCACTAAATCTAGATTTTAACTCATCAGACAAATCGTGAATTTTATTAGAATGTTTAATAAAAAAATCATCTATTCTATCTATATTTGTAAAGTTATCATCAATATATTCGTCAGAATCAACCTCCATTAAAATTAATTGTATTATACAGAGATTAAAATTACTTACTATAATAAGTAATTTTAATTTTAAATTAACAGTTTTGTGGTTTTTTTAATTTTTTAAAATTATTTTATTTTATTATAGTATATTAAAACAAATCCTATGGCTAATATTTTAGAACTTATTCAACGAAATGATATGCTTAAAGTTGCGCTAATTTTACTTGGCGTTTATCTTTTAGTATCTTATATGCAAAAACCTAAATCTGAAAAGATGCAAAATTATTATGGTATGATGCCAGAACAACTTGAAAACGTAGAAGGAGAAGAAAATGTAGAAGGAGAAGAAAATGTAGAAGAAGGGGATATTGTACAAGCTGCCCCTGCAGAACCAGCTGCAGAACTTGAAGAACCTATGCAAAAAATTCAAGTTGATAAAATTGTAGCTGGTAGTGAGCAAGTTAAACCAGAAGATCTTCTCCCAAAGTACGGAGCAGAAAGTGATTTTGCTAAAGAAAATCCTGTTTCTAAACTTTTAAAAGAACAAAACTTTTTGATTAGTGGATATCATGTGGGTATTAATACAGTAATGCAATCTAATAAAATTCCATATCAAGATATCAGATCTCTTCCACCAATTCCAAAAGAAAACGTTGGACCTTGGAATCAAAGCAGTTTTGAACAAAGTCCAGCTCAAATGAGAAGATTCTTTGAAATTGGAGTATAAAAATATTACTAAAAATAAAGATAAGATACATCCTTTTAATTAAATAATTAAATAATTAAAAAGATTTTTTTAGATTATAACAAAAATAAAAGTGTAAAACCAGTAAATATGACGGTAAACGTGGAACAATTGTGAGTTTTGTTATTTAAAAATAAAGTTTTATAATAGAGTATATAACCTACACATATAACCTACACATATAACCTACTATAACCTAACATATAACATACACGTATATAAATGATAGAAGAAATTAAAACAGATAATAATTGTATAGTAAAAGCATTTGAAAACAACCCAATATCTATTATAAAAGAAAATATTGACGATAAACGTGTATATTATTTCCGTGCATCTGATATTGGTAAAGTATTAGGTATTGTAAATATTAGAACAAGTATAATGAATTTTGATGAAGATGAGAAGGTAGTACGTACAACGTACTCATCAAATAGTGGAAATCCAGATACTATTTTTTTAACAAGTCAAGGAGTTTATAGATTACTTTACAACTCCAAAAAAGAAATAGCTAAAAAATTTAGAAAATGGGCAGGAAATATATTAGATGATATAATATTTAATGAATCAATAGAATTAAAGAAGAAACTTGAAGAAAAAGATA